TGCTTTACCTAGATTTACCTTGGAAAGTTGTCCTGAGAATTCTGCTGGTACGATTGATCGACCAATCCAGTCGATGTAGTTCTCGTTTACCATATTCCAGTATCCACTTGTTGCGTAATTATCTGCTAGCACTGGTACACCTCTGTAGGATAAGACGTTAAACCCTGCTGCTCCCATTAGCTGTCCTGCTTTAACTACCTTATTACCTCTAATTGGTAGCATTGAATAACCCTGAGAATCAAGATTCATTCGAACACTTGGGTGTAATAGTTGTTCATAAAGATCAAACACTGTAGGAGTTACTACGTGCACTGTTGGTGCTTCTTGTCCACCCCTTGAACCTTTAGAAACTGCACTAAATAATGTTGCTAATTTTGCGAGAGTTAAATTACCACCAGAGGCGGTTCGGGTTGCTTTTAATGCTGTATAAGTGGTTCGTGATTGACCACCAATAGTTCCTACTGAAGTACCATCATCAATGATTGCTCCTAGACCTAGTGGGTTATCTCCTGAGCCAGTTCCGTGTAGAACATCTCCGAGATCAGCCATACATTCTTGATGTGCTTCCTCAGACTTAAATGCAATCAAAGGAATTGTTTGTGCTGAACCTTGGTTAGCCATCGCTTCCTCAATAGGAATTACGATTGGATGTGAATATGCTGCGTGTCTGAATGATAGTGTAACGGTGGTGTCTGTTGCTGATGAATTAAGAGCTGGCATCCCTGAGAACCATTCACCTTGACCTGTTCGGGATACTTTTACGGTGTAATCTCGGCTCTTACCTACGAAATTCTTACCCATTCCAATAGCACGAATACCCCATGTGGGAGTATTCAAGATATTGTCAGTAACCATCGCATCTAATATGCGTTCTGTTGTTCCGTCTACTCGATTTGTGGTTGTGATTCCGTCTGACATATTTTTTGTATAAAAAAAACCACTCTCGTTAGAGTGGCTTGAGCCTAATTACTTACTGAGCATATTGTATCACAAAACGTCAATCCTTTGTCAAATATCAATTTCTACCTATCAGAATAGGTCACTTGGATTCTTACCATGAATGTCCTCGTAAGCATAATCTTCAGAACTACCACTTGTAGGAATTGACGCACCTAAAATTGGAGCATCTGCACCTGCAACCTCTCCACCTTTATAGAACCTATTATAAACTTCGTGTAAATTGAATGTTTGTGGTATACCCTGCTCTTTACGTTGTGCGTTGATTTCGTTCATTTTTGAGAATAGTAAATTCTTAGCTTTTACTCCTGCGTCTTCTTGGTCTTCAGCATTTTTAATAGCAGGTAGTTTACCCTCCTCAATAAGTTCTTTAGTTTGGAAATCCCACCCAGATCGTACATTTTTTATATACGCATCCTGTTGAGATTTTGTTTGTTGAGATAACTCCTCTTGTTGTCTATTATATTCCTCGGTTTTCTTTGCTAAATCTTTTTGTTTCCAACCCTCATACTTCTCAAGGTACTCATTCAAGTCCTCACCCTGATTATAGATTGGTTTACCTTCTTCTTCCTCGGTGAGTCCAAACACTTCAGATAGCTTACCAACTATTTTGTTGTTTTGGTCACTTAATGCTGACTCTAATTTCTGGTCATACTCAGAACGGAACTCATCTTTAAGTTCGCTGCGTAACTGATCTAAGTCAACTTGTGGTTTTTCTTCAGGAGCTTCTGTGGAAGTTTCTATGTGTGATTCTTGAGGTTCTTCTGCGACTAGTTGTTGGTCTACTTGTGTATTTTCTTCCATCGAACTTAATTATATCATACGGCTAATTGCTGTGCGAATTGCGTAGCCAGTTGTTGTATTTGTGGGTCTAAATTCATAAACCTTGGACTCTGTAAAAACTCATTTATAGTATCTACATATAAAGGTGTAATTTGTTGTGGTGGTTGCGGCATCTGACCTTGTTCAATTTGTGTTATCGCACCCATCGCATCTCCACCACCAGGAGAGGGTTGTTCGGGTTGTTCAGTTTGTTCGGGTTGCCCAGGTTGAGCACCGAGCTGAGCAGCCATTTCTTCAGTTGTCATTTCTTCAACCTCAGTCATTAGGTAGGTATTAGGATCGGTTATAAAAGATAACAGTCTTCGGGTACGACCTTTTGGATTTGATGCCTCGGTATCCTCAAAGAATGATAATGGGTCGGTGAGTTGTAGTCCAGCCCTTTCAAATGCCTCACGTTTTCTTAAAATTTTATCAGTAGCGGATGCGTAGACCATAACATCCATACCATCTTCGACCATATCTGAATTTATAGTTTCAAACACCATTTTACCGTCTTTACCAACGAGGCTTATTACATGATCCTTAGTGTATCGAAGTTTAATCATGTGCATAGCAGCGAGAGCCATTTGTTCAGCCAAATAGTTTATAGTGTCTTCAACGAGGTCATCAAGTCTTCCAAAATCTTGCTCTCGTGAAATCTGTGCGGTAGTTGCAGTATCAGTAGTGACCTCACCCCTCGTGGTATCGTTCACTCCCATTTTTTGAAATATTCTAGCTCGGTTTATCTCCTGGGTTTGATACAGAGCAGGTGAGGGTTGTTCACCTGGGAAATGTTTAATAGCCTTGTCCATATCTTGTTGAACGAACATGTTTTGGTTAGGGTCGGTTGGGTCAAACTCTTGCATATCTTTTTTCTTTAATCCACCCTCAGCAGAACCTATCCATTTACCTCGTGAGGTGTGAGTTATATCGGTAATCTGACGACCCTCAATGTCCACGTTATCCTGAAGTAAAATTACCTGTTCAATTCGTGACGTGTTATCCAGTGGCATATTTCCTAACCAATCATAGTTAATAAATATGAATGGTTTGTGTGGTTGTTGGAAATAATTCTTAAAAGTCTTTTTTTGTTGAACAGGAATCTGGATCATACCGAAAGCTACCTGCATAATTTCTTCTTCAGACAGTACACGTTCTTCACCAGCCTCGTCAGTTGTCACGAATACTGGATGCCCTTCGTAATCGAAGTTAGGATTTTTCATTTTGTTAAGTATTACTTTCTTACCACCGTTAAATCTCCACAGGACATATTCTTCTCGTCTAACACCCTCCTCATCACCATCGAACCAGTTGAACCATACTTCTTCTATAACCACTCTGGTTGCGTAACCTTTTTGTTCATCTTTTTGCCTACTATCTTCATTACCACCAAAAACAGCGTCAAGTAATTCAGCTTTTTTATTAGGGAATAAAACGAGTGCCTCTTTTAAGGTCATGGGGTTTTTATGCACTATAAATCCCATATCATCAGCGTTAGTTGACGGTACAAAATCACAGATAATGTTTTCGGGGTTTACCGCCTCGAACACGTAGTCACCATTTGCCCCAGCAGCCGAATCCCATCGATATTTAACACATCCATGAAAATAAATAGGTAAATGTTTATGAGCAAGACCCATGACACGTCTTCGTGTACGTTTCCTGAGATCGTTATTGAGAATTTTGGTTAGTTTTTCTGAGCCTTTTGTTTCGTTCTCGTCAGATGGAACAATTAGTAGGTCGGGCATCCTTGATAGTGCGATTGGCTTAATGGATGCTTCAGCCTCATAGATAATATTATCCATGTATCTGGTTTGGTAGTCTTTAAGTTTGGATTTATCGTTAGGTTCGTGTTTACCGAGGTAATAATTAAGGTTAAGTTTCCTACGTTCATAGATGTCTAGTTTTTTGTACTCACTTTCTGCATATTCGATACGTTCATCTAAAACTTTATTCAATTTTTCATCATCGAGTGATAAAAGTAAAGGGTCTTGTTTATTTACCTCTAGGTTTGCATTATTTTCAGATAGGTTGTCGTTAGTTAGGTCTTCGTACATATTATTGCCAGGTAAATTGATAAATATGGTTACATCGGTAGCATTTAATGGTGATACCGTTGTCCATTTTAACTAAGTCTGGATACTCGAAAAACTCCTGACCGTTATATCGTATCAAAAGTGTCTTACAGTAGTTACAGTAGTATGACCTGTAAGAAACATCATCGTTTTTTCTCAAAAATACGGTCTTTTTCTCTACAGAGTTTTCCAATCTTTTGACAAATCTCGATCTACCTCCATATCTTTAGGGTCGATAAGACCGAATTTTGTATATTTATCCTTGTTAATTGTACCATGATCGTTCTCGTCATACGCATCAATAAATCGTATATGTTTTAGCATATAACGTGCGGAATCGCAGTTAGATACGGTTACATTGTTTGCTGTGAACATACCTGTGTCCGTCTTTAGGTTGTATACCTCTACGCTTCCTGAGCATTGATGCCTTACAGTTTCCGCAGCAGAACCTTGATTGTTTTTTGTTGTATGTTTCGTACTTTTCATCACATGAGTCACAAACCTTGATATGCTTTTTCTTGTTCTCCCATGACTTTTTTCCGAGCCATTTGTGAAACTTTTTACCATCTTCCGACTTATGCCATTTAACGGCAGCTTTTTGAGCAAGTTTAATGTTTTTTCTTGAAGCAACGAGATGTGTTTCCTTATGGATATTATTATGTTTTTTGCGACTGACCACCTCAAGATTTTCAATATCGTTATTACCAGTATCTTCATCTTTATGGTGTAACTCCAAGCCTTTTTCAATCTTCCCTTTATGGTGTTTGAATACTTCTCTATGTAAGAGTTTGCTTCTACCGTTCTTAGGGCTACATCTAAAATATTTCGCATCGGAAGGTCTTGTTGAATTTGGATACCGTCTATATGGTGTTCCTTTGAAATAACAGCGTTGCACATCTTGTCCGTTTCTTTCAAATGTTTCAATGGGAGAAACCCATCCTTGGTTAAGACGGGATGATTGCCAGTAGCGGAAGTTGAAAGGAAGGGTACGACCTTCTGCTTTCCGTTTTTTTGTAGTTCTAGTACCTTTGACCAACCTACGGGTGTCCATACATAATCTCCTTTCTTAACGTCAATTATCTCTTTATTCCCATCTTTAGTCAATACCTGGGTGTGTCTACAAAAACACCAGTGATCCTCACCAGTGGTATCTAAATCTTCGACATTTTTCTCATCATGGATCATGGTAGGGATAGTATTTATAAGATTATTACAATTTTCGGTAATCATCCAATACGGTAATCCGTCAGGTGCTATTGAGAGCCATTTCCGCATCACAGCCCAACCAGGGATACGAGTATTTGAAGCAGGTCGTACTAAATATCCAAAGTCACCAAGTGCAGCTTTTAATTGTCGGGCTATTGAGTCAGATCCATCCTGGCTGGGGTTAAACATAGCTGGATCACATCTAATATACAAATAGTTGTCGAGCTTCTCACGTTCTAAAATTATCTGTGCCCATTGTTCGGGTGTTTTTTCAGTACCGTCAATCTCACGATAGGTAATCACTCGATTAAAGGAAAACGTATCACCGTTCTCGTTAGTATGTTCAATTTTAAGAACGACACTTGAAAGGAATACGAATGATGCTGAGTATCCCCAGTCGATACCAGCGATACGAGTGAACTTTTTATTTGGTGTTTGAGGACTAATTACGTGGGTGGTACGACTGAACTCCTTAAAATACTGACCAGCGAATACATCCCAATTACCATGCCTCCATGCTTCGTAGAGGTCGGGGTCAACTTCTTTAATTTTTTCTAAATAGAGTAAATATCCAGGGTCGTTTTCAACCAATGTTGGGTTATCGTCAATCGAAGATGGAACGTAGATTCTTGAACGCATTATTTCACGCCCACCGATCATTTCTGAGTATTCAAATGGGGTGTCGTAGGGAGATGGGGTTACGAATCTATCTCTTACCCACACATGCCCATAACTTCCAGGATTAGTCGTACAGAAAATCTGTGGTCTTAACTCAGGTAAAGACGATCTACATGAACCCATTATTTGAATGTAGTATTGTTCTTGTGCAATCTGAGTAAGCTCCTCGATTAGAATTCTCTGATATTCATGTCCTAAAAATTTCTCATATGAGTCACGATTCTTCAAATGACCAGTTCTGAATAATGCACCAGAGGGCCATTTAACAACAGGTGGATTACCAACTACTTC